CCGCAGGTCGTGTGCCGGCTCCACGCCACGACGTTCTCCTCGCGGCGGTAGGAGCAGCAGAGCAGCACCCCGTCGCTCCGGAGCGCCCAGAGCCTCGACTGGGGCTCGCGCTGGTACGCGAGATCGATGATCGTCGCATCCTCGGTCAGATGGTGCGCGAGCAACAGGAGGTCGGGCGCCGTGAAGATGTCGCTGACGCTGTCCTCGCGCACGGTGAATTCCCGGAGCTGGCGCCCACCACGCGAGACGAAGAGCGTCTGGTCGGCGACGCGAACCGGGGTCACGCCGCGCGTGCCGTGCGTCGTCTCGCTGCCGACCTGGATGTTCGTGGGCGTGATCGGGTCGCCCGTGCCGCCGCCCCGCGCGACGTACTCCCCGCCGACCGTGAAGACCTGGAGCTGGCGCGCGCCGATCAGGGATCGGATCGTGTTAATGGACTTCGAGTTGATCGGGAACACGACCGCGTCATCATCGAGCGTGCCGAGACCGAAGTTCTCGTAGTCGCCGGTCTTGCTGCCGCAGATCCGGTGGCCCGCTGGCAGGTAGAGGCGGTCCTCGAAGAAGTCGCCGCACTCGGGATACTCCGCCGTCAGGCCCCAGAGGCCCTCCTCGAGCGTCCAGGCGCCGGCCTCGGCGGCGGTGGCGGCGCTCGCGGTGCCCCGGATGGTCGCGCCGGCCACGGTGGTCGAGAGCACGCAGGTGATCTCGTACTGGCCGCCATTGATGACCGCATACTTGCCGCAGTCCGTATCGGAGAGCACCGACGTGCCGCGCCAGCCGGCCAGGGCCAGGGTCAGCGTCGTCGCCTTGCCCACGGGGTCTTTCGCCGCCGGCGTGACCGTGGTCCGCGGCGAGCCCGTGATCTTCCAGGAGCCGCTACAGGTCGCGGTGAGGGAGAGGAACGCGTCGCAGATCACACCGGTCACCTGCGTCCCGCTCGTGTACGTCAGGATGCCCAGGCGCGCGCCCGCATTGTCGCCCGCGACCACGACGATCTCGCGGTCTTCGTCCGCCGGGTAAAAGGAGGGCTCCGCGTTCGACGTGACGGTGACCGTGCCGCTCACCGCCGACACGCTGAGATGTCCCGGCGGGCGGTCGCCGTACTCGACGGTCGGCGGGGGCGTGAACGTCACCGTCTTGTAGCGCCAGCACGTGTCGCTGTAGCGCTCGAAGCGCCGCGTCGCCTGGTTGCAGGACAGCGCGTAGAGCACGTCGGCGGACTGGACGAAGTCGAGGTCGTAGAGGTCGGCCGCCGCGTGGACCGTCGTGACCTCGACCGGGTTGCCGCTCGACTCGATCCGCGCGTTCTGGTGGTAGAAGCGCGTGTAGAGGTCACCGAGCTCCAGGATGTACGCCTGACTCCTGGAGAACTCGAAGGGGCGCACCACGGTGCGCTGCGTCGCGTCCTTCACCTGCGCGACGAAGCGGAGGCCCGGCCGGCGCGTCACGCCGCCTTGCGGGAGGTTGTGGTAGTTCAGGATCTGCTGGGCGCCCTGGGCGTACTTCGCCAGGTCGGGGCGCGTGTAGATCGTCTCGGCGACCTCGCCAGTACCGAAGCCGAAGATGACCGGGATCGGGCGGGGCATTGTCAGCGCACGCGCGTCAGCGTGCGGCTCAGCAGGCGCTTGAGCGCCCGCCCTTCCTGCCCATCGCGGCTCTTCGCGGCCTTCCATTTGTCCGCTACCTGCTTGGCGAGCACCTCGGCGAGCGCCGCGTTCCGCGTCAGCGGGTAGGCCGCGCGAAACGCCAGCTCGTAGGTGAAGGCGTCCGTGAAGAGCGGATCCCACTTTGTCACGTCGTCCGCCCGCCCGATGTAGAGGATCGCGGGCGAGCACCCGTCGGTCACGAGCACCTTGTACGACGTGCCTGCGTCGCAGCCGTACTCGATGCGCCACGCCTCCTCTTCGCCGAGGTTGGCCTCGAGCACCATCAGCGCGAGCGGCGCGCACGTGCCATCGGGAAGCGTGAACTGGTACGTGTACTCCCAGACGGGCTTGCAGGTCAACTCCGTCATGCCGCACCCGGGGCCGGCGCGCATCGAGGCGAAATTCCAGTTGTGCCCGCGCAGCACCTCGTCCAGCGTCGGCGTGTAGAGCGCGTTCATGAGTTGCGCGGAGGGTTTGTTCTGCGTCAGGCTCGTGATCGTCTGGTCCCCGATCAGCAAGAGCGCGTTGTTGACGATGTCGAGCGAGGTCGCCGGCATGCCGCCGATGCCGCCCACGATCGTCCAGTAGAGCGCGCACCCGCCCGTGGGCACCGGGACTTGCAGGTCCACGCGGAACGAGGCGGCCGCCATCGCGGACGGATACGCCTCGGAGGGCCACCCCGCCGTCGCGAGCACCTGGTAGGGCGGCGACGGGAACCGGCCCGAGACCGTGACGACGCACGTATTGGCCGCGAGCTCCTGGCTGCCGATCGTGAGCGCCATCAGGCGTTTTTCCCGCGGCTGTCGATCCACCCGGTGGTCGCAATGCGCAAGCGATGCGTCGCGCCCGAGGCGCTGATCCGCGAGCGGATCTGGGCGCTCGTGTCTGCGCGCACGAGGATCTGGCCGGGATTCGGCGACACGGTCGTGCCGCCGCCTGCGGTCTGACCGAGCGGGCCAGCGCTGACGGACGCCGCCTCGTCGGTGACGGCGAGATCGCTCAGATACACGACGGGCGTCCCCCCGGCGGACGTGTCGTCGTAGGCCAGTGCGTTGACGAGCGCGAGGACGCTCACGCCGGTCGGTACGCTCAGGGTGCGCGTCACCGCCGCCGTGCCGGGATTCGAGACGTTGATGTCGAGCGGCGGGTCAGACCACTGGAACAGGTCGCCGTCCTGCACGAACGCGAGGATGTTCGCCGACCCATCCGTCCGCACGGAGCCGATCCGGCGGTACTGGTCATAGCTCGCCGGGATGTTCGCCGCCGTCACCGAGGTATCGAAGCCGGCATCCACCACGCCGGTGTCGCTGCGCCGGATCAGGAACACGTGATACCACGTGCTGGTGCCGACGGCGCCCGAGAAGAGCCCGCCCTGATTCGTGCCCACCGCCCACGCCGCATCGATCTGCTTGGTGAGCGCCGCCGTGAGATTCAGGAGCACGCGACTCGTGATCGTCGCGTGGTAGCTCGCGGCGGCGCCGACGGCAATCGTAATGTCGTGGTCGGTATCCACGGCGTGCGAGAGTCCGAGCCCCGTCAGCTCGCTGAGCCAGGTCGCCACCGCGGCGGTCTGAAATGAGGGATACGCGCCCGCCCCGTTGGAGGTGAGCACCTGCGCGGCCGTGCCCGCGCCATCAGGCACCGCGATGAACGTGTTCCCGTCGCTCACCGGCACGAGGTATTGCGTGAGACACGAGTGCCGCCACGCCGAGCCGTCCCAGCACTTCAGGACGCGATCCGTCGCGTCGAACACCCAGGTGTAGCCAGTCACACAGTCCGTGACGGCCCCGGGGTCGTCACGAACGAAGAGCCCGCGCATCGGGCCTCCGTGGCGAGGACGCGGCCCGTGAGGACCGCGCCCTCGCCGTCAGGGGTTACGGCTCGCGCACGTGCAGCACGAGCGTGAACTTGCCGCTGGTCAGCGCCGCGCCCTCCTTGGTGCCCGCGGTGTACGCGCCGGGCGCCCCGCCCTGGGAATAGGCGTTGCCGTCGTTGTAGAGGTTCGTCAGCACGATGTCCGTGTCGCAGGTGTACGTGTAGCCCACGCCGCACCCGTCGCCCGTCGTGCCGTGCTTCTGGATCTTCGAGCAGTCGAACGCCCACTGCTGCTGCAGGGCCGCGAGCATGATGCCCTTCTGGTACAGCGTGTTGACCGGCCCGATGAGCCGCGCGCAGCAGTAGGGGTCGCCCACCGCCAGGACGGTCGTGGGCACGCAGGTGCCCGCCGCGGTCCGCTCCCAGTAGAGCTCGCCGCCGAGGATCTGGGTCCCGGCCCGGACGCGGATGAGGCTGACGCACTCCCCCACGCCGAGCACGCGGCCGGTCGCCGCGATGAAGCTGCCGGTCTTGAACGGCGAGCGCGCCGCCACGGCCTTGATGCCATAGCCGCAGTCGAGGTCGGCGAGCTCGGTGCCGCGCCACTTCGGGTGGCTGCTGTTGTAGCTGGGATTCTCTGCCATGTCTGCTCGCCTCCCTTACACGCTCTCGTCGATGTCGATCTCGACCACGCCGGCATCCAGGATGCGCGCGGCGCCGAGCGAGGTCTCGAGGTAGGTCTGCCAGGAATAGCTCAGATCGTCGCGCTCGCTGACCCGCACGTTCCGCTCGAGCGCGAACGACAGGCCCACGGCGCTCTTGTGGTACAGGTAGTTGCTGCGAATGTTGCCGGTCTTCGGCAGCACCGGCGTGATCGTGCCGCCCGTGAGGACGGCGTTCTCGTCGGGGATCGCGTCGGAGATCATGATGACGCGCGCGCCCATGAAGGTCGCGCCCTGCCCGATGGTGCCCTGCTGGATCGCCGCGAGGTTGGAGTAGTCGCGGCTGGTGACCTGCGCGTCTGCCATCAGGTCTTCGATGGCAGAGGCGGAGATGAGCAGCGCCCGGTCCTGGCGCGGCACGCCCGCGTTGTCCAGAATCCGGTTGGCCTGGCGCCACTTCGCCATCGTGAAGCCGGTGCCGCCGTTGGCGATCTGCTGCGAGGCGGGCAGCGCCACGTTGGTCCGCGCGTCCGAGGCGTCCACGCTGACGGCGTTGCCGTCGATGGCGTTGACGATGGTCCGCGCCACGCGCACGCGCCAGGCGCGCGCGAGGTTCTGGGTGTACTCGTTCTTCGGATCGACCATCATCTTGGCGGTGTCGAGCGTGTCGAGCAGCTCGCTGCCGGCGTAGTCCGCCATGATGGCGAGCCGCGCCGAGTGCGTCATCGGGGTGTGGGGCGTCGGATTGTGGCGGCTGGTGACGTTCGTGAGCTCCACGCCGCCCAGGCGCTCCCACTTGTCGGTCTTGCCGGTGATCGTCCGCACGCGGACGGTGGACCGGATCATCTCCGGGTCCTCCGCCATCAGGCTGACGATCGTGTCCTGCAGGGCAGGCACGAAGCTGATGTCAACGTTCGTGGCCATTGAAGCGCTCTCCCACTCAGTGCTCGGACTGCCTCACCAAGCGGCGAGTAGTCGGGGACACTCCCCGGCTCGCCTCACGGCCTTGTCGCGCCGTTCCCTCGCCCCGTCTGTCCGGGGCGTCGCGGGGGCCTCGCGGCTAATCCCGCAATTGTGCTGCTACGTCACGACCGCTACAGTCGCTCGCGGCACAGTGTCCCGTCCGGACCCAGAACAGGACGCCACCAGACACCTTCCGCATCAGGGAAGGCGATGGGGTCCGTGCGCGTCTTCAGCGGTGTCATCCCGATCCAGAAGAGAGGAGCCTCCGGAAGCGCGCGCAGCTCGTCGAGTGTCATCACCCGAGCACCACCTTGATGCCGGGCAGCTCGCCCGTGGCGTGCCCCTGGTAGACGACCAGGTGGCAGCCGCAGAGCTCGCACCGCCCGCTGACGCTCGGCTCCTCGACCGTGTTCGCGTGGCGCTTGGGCGGCCACGCCTTCGGCCGGAAGACGTGCTGGTCTTCCTGCTCCTCGCACTCATCCTTGCCGGCGTACTGGTACTGCGAGGGCGCCACCGTCTGCGTCTTCTGGCGCTGGCCCATCAGCTGCGCCTCCGGATGATCACGTCGAAGAAGATGCAGGTCGCCGCCGTGCCCCAGAAGTCGCTGGCGGGGGTCGTCTCGCTCGTCTCCACGATCATGGCGTCGATGCCCGTGCCGATGCCCGCGCCCCCGCGGCTCTCGGAGCCTTGCGCGGTCAGGGGCTCTAGGCGCACACACGTGCCGTCGATCTTCTCGACCTTCATGCCCCAGCGTGTCAGTTCCATGCTGTCTCCCCTCAGCGCGCGCTGGCGCGCGTCACCGCGATGATCTCGTCCACCAGCGCCATGCGCCGGGGATCGCCCTCGGGCATCTCCTGCAACTGCTTCCTGATCTCGTTGGCGCGCTCCGTCGCCGCCTCGCGGCTGAGCGTCTGGTAGCCCTCGCCCGACATCGCGCCGTGCTCGACGAGCGCCGTGCCGACCTGCGCCCAGGCGCGCACCATCGCCGGGTGCCGGCTCGCGGCGTAGAGCGCGCTCGCCGGGTTCGTCAGCGCCTCCTCGAGATCCGCGCCGCCGAACTCCGTGATCGCGCGGTTGGCGCGCCCGACCATCGCGTCGTAGTTCGGGCCCCACTCCGTGCGGAGCTTGACCTCGACGGCCTTCGCCTCCTGGGTCGCCGCGCTCAGGCGCGTGCGCTCGAGCCCGCCGTAGAAGTCGATCGCCGCCTGCACGACCGCGGGCGGCGCGCCGGCCGCATGCATCGCCGAGAGGAACTGCGCCTCCACCGCCGCATCCCAGCCGCTGTCGATCGCCGCCTCGGGGCGCTTGACCTGGTACTGCGTCGGCGCGTCGGGGACGCCGAGACGCTTGCGGAGCTCCGTCTGATACGCGGTGCGCTCCTCGGGCGTGGCCTTCTCGCCAGGCTCCAGGAGCCCGCTCGGCTTGGTCCCCACGAGCTTCTTGGTCTCGACGAACGCCTTGGCGAGCTGGGGGCCGACCTCGGTCCAGTCGGCACCTTTGAAGCTCTCCAGCGACTTCTCCTGCGCCAGCGGCGCGAGGTCGCCCGTGAGCCCGGTGCGCCAGTCCGAAGGCGGCGGCGCGGGATCGACCGGCAGGACGGGGACAGGATCCGCCATCACTTCTCCTCTTTCGCCTTCGCGCGCCGCAGCGCGCTGCTCTTGAGCAGGATGTGGAGCAGCAGGTTCGTCGCGCCCGCGCGCGCCAGCGGATCGGGCATGGCCGCCGCAGCGACCTTCAGGTCATCCAGTACGAGCGTCGTATCGCGCGACGGCGCGAACACGTGCGCGTAGGCGTCGGCGGTGGTGCGCTGGGCGGGGGTCAGACTCATGCGTCGTAGATCCATTGGCGAGCGATCTCGCACAACGCGACGAACACAGCATCCTTGTCGCGCTCCAATTGCCCGAGCTGGGCGTATGGAACGAGATCGGGATGGTGGCGCTGTTCGCGATCGTAGACCTCACCGTAGGTCCATCCATTTGCGAGATACGCCTGCATCCACGAGCCATGTAACTCTTCGGGCGACGTTGATCTCCGCTCGCCGCACTGCCTGTCTATCACGCCCAGGAATTGCTTGCGGAAGTCATCTTCGCGCTCTGACCATGCACTCGGCACGATCGGCGCGCCAGCGGCTTGCGCCGCAAGACGCGCAGCTTCATAGACAAACACTGCGCGTCGTTCCACCAAGCTCATCGCGCGCTCCCGTTCGTTGCCTCGGGCCCCGGCGCCAGCTCCTTCAGGAACGGCGTGGCGCGGCCGGCCGCCGTCGCCGCGCGCTCCATGACGTCGAACTTCTGCAGATTGTCGGCGCGCTCCTGGCGCTGCGCCCGCGTCTGCGCGATCACCTCGTCGCTCTTGAGCTGGTCGCTCGGCAGGCCCGTGATCTCGGCGCGCGCGCGAATCATCTTGTCCGTGTCGAGCAGGTCCCACTCGTCCGCCGGCACCTTGGCCTTGCCCTCGGCGATGGTGAGCACCAGAGCCACCACCCGGTCCTGCGCCGCCAGCTCGATGGTGCGCTGCGCCCGGGCCAGCGGCCCCTCGTACTCGATGTCGATGTCGGCCGTGTCGCCCAGCTCGCGGAGCTCGTCGGGCAGCGGCAGGAGCGCGCCCGCGCGCGCCATCAGGGCGAAGCAGCGCTGCACCAGCGGGTTCAGGAACTCCGACTCCAGGCGCCCCGTGGTGGGGCCCAGCAGGCGCTGCATCTGCTCCTGGAGCGCCAGCACCTCGGTCGCCGTCATGTCGGGCTTCTCGTGCAGGATCAGCTGGTCGGTGAAGTAGATGGCGCGGATCGCCTGGCGCAGCTCGCTGAGCGTCAGCTGCGTCAGGTCAACTTTTTGCCCCGTGTTGATGAAGCCGAACGAGTCGGGAATCGAGCCCGCGGCGTTGATGACGTTGCGCCCGCCGGCCGTGAGGTCGAGGTCGCCGACCACGCTGTCATCGCGCTCGTAAGTCGGCGGGATCATCGCGAGCGGGGCGGCCTTCAGCACGATCTCCTTCGCCGCGTTCAGGGAGGCGACGTCGGGCAGCGCCGTGTGCGACGGGCCGCGCCCGTAGGTCTCGCCGCTCGACTTGGTCCAGCGTGGTGCCATATAGGAGAACTCCTCGTACCCGCTCTCCTCGACCTTGCGCTTGGTCTCCGCGACGACGTAGCACGAGGCCCACGCCATGTTCCTGGCGCCGCGCTTGGCCTGGCCCGTGCGGTCATCGTAGATGCGCTCGGCACGCGGATACACGGCATGCAGCAGCTCGACGGGGCGCTCCGGCTGCGTCGCGAGGCGGCGCACGAGCTCCTCGCCGATCGCCTCCTTCCACTTCGCGTACACGCTCCGCAGCGGCAGGCTGAACTTGCGGAACAGCGTATCGACGCGGTGGTCGGCATCCTCGCTGATCACGTAGGTGCCGCAGGCCGGGACGAGGAACCGGAAGCCGCCGAAGCCCCCTGACCGCGGCACGTCCTTCTCTTCCACGAGGAGCGCGCCCGTGCCGAACGCCACCAGATCGAGGTACATCTCGTGCACGCTCTGGTTGAACTCGCTCTGCCGCAGCGCCGCGTGGATGCGGCGCGCGCAATCCTCGAGCCAGTCCTGCACGGGCTTGAGGTCGTTCAACTCCGCTTGCCGCATCTTCAACGACAGCCACGGCTGCGTCGCGGGCGTCATCGAGGCATGAATCGAGGCCGCGAGCAGGATCGCGCTGTGCGGCGCCGTGGCGTCGTAGAGCTTCGCCGTCTGCTTCTCGCCCTCGGCGCGCTGGACCAGGATGTTGCTCTTGTAGGGGATCACGTAGTCGGCGATGTCCTGCCAGACCGTGCGGGCCGTGGCCTGCTGGCCCCACAGCTCGTCCCAGCGCTTGAGCAGGCGGATCGCCGTGTCCTGCTGCGCCATGCTACGCCCCCAGCGTCTCCGCGCCCTGCGGGCCGGCCCCGCCCGCGGTCGGCGTCAGGAGGCGACGCTCCCCTGCGAGGATTTGCGACGAGCGCCCGCGGCGGCGCCGGATCGCGAGCCCGGCCCGCGCCTTCTCCTCCTGGATCTCGCGGTCGGACTTCGAGGGCGGAGGCGGAGACGGGGGAGGCGGTGACGGCACGCGGCCCCCGAAGGCGACGACCGGGAGGAGCAGGAGCCCGAGCAGCGTGAGGTCGATCATTCGCGCACCCCGAGGTCTTGCAGGACGCGCGCGCGGGCGGCGGGCGCCAGCGCGTCGAGCGCCTCGCGGTACACGCGCTCCCGCGCCTGCTGCTGCTCGGCGAGGGTGGGATTCACGAGGCCGTTGAGCACGTGGGCGCGCACCAGCTCGTCCACGGTGACGCCCGCATGCTGCGCCCGAGCCGCGAGCGCGCGGTCCTGGGCCGCGCTCGTCGTGACGGTGTAGGAGCCGGCCCACGCGGGCGCGGTGGCCAGCAGCAGGCCCGCGAACACCATCAGCGTTCTCATGGAAAAACCTCCGTGACCAAATAAAAGACCATCGTGCCCTGGCTCAGATTCGTCGCCGCGCCGTCCCCGAGGTTGCCCGTACCGCTCGTGATCCGGTACGTCACGGTCGTCGTCGAGGCCCAGGACATCAGCACGCCGTTGAACAGCGCGCCGTTCGCGGTGCGCGCGGCGGCGTTCAGGCTCGCGCCGAGCTCCGCGTCCGCATCGCCGAACTGCGCGGTCGCGGCGTCGAGGTCCATCGAGGCGAGCAACTCGGTCCCGCCCGCCGTCGTCCCGAGCGTGCCCGAGAGCGTCGCGGTCGTGCAGACGGCGGTGCAGGCGTAGGTCGTCGTGAGGTCCGCGATGACGGCCTTGAGGAACGTTTTGGCCGGGAGCGTAGCGATGGTGAGATCGCATGTCGTCGCGGCGGCGACGCAGTTGGTGCGCAGCACGGTGACCTTGTAGATCACCGAGCGGACGTTCGCGGTCTCGTTGACCGTGACCCCTGTGCCGGAGCCCGCCGTGACCTTGCCGGCCTCGGCGTAGAGCGTGCCGGTGCTCCACGTCCCCAGCGTCGTCCCGTCTGTCGTGACCTTCGCGTGGCCGACGGCATGGCGGGAGAGGCGAACGTCGTATGAACCGATCGACGCAATGGATGCCGCGTTACCCCAGAGCAGTTGCCCCGCAGCGACCAGGACCAACCCGGACGAGTTAAGCTCCAGCACATCGCTCCCGCCCGCGCTATAACTCGTATTCCCAGCTCCCGCCGCGGACTTGAACAATCCTGTCGTGGGAAAGTTCGTGAACGCCAGACTCGGCGCCGCCTTCGAGCCGTTAGGGAGGAGGAGTGGACCTTGCGTGATCGTCAGCTTCGGCAGACTCGCCCGCGCCCAGATCGCCACGTCGCTGAACGTCGAGGCGGGCGTCAGCGCGAGCCCGAGCAGCACGACCGCGAGCAGCGCGAGCGTGAGGCGCTTCACTGGCTCACGCATTGCACTTTCACGTTGGTGTCCGCGCTCTGGCGGATGAAGCGCGCCTTGCTGGCGGGGCGCACATAGGCGAAGTCGCCCGCGTTGAGCGCGAAGTCGTTGCTGTCAGGCGTCGCCGTCGGCGAGTGCAGGCTCAGGTAGACGCCGTTATCCACAACGTAGAACAGCGCGCCATCTCGGTTGCCGTCGCCGCAGAGGTCCGCGGTGACCCCCAGCGCCGTGGTGCTCACGGTCAAGCTCTCCTCGCTCGACGTCGGGACGCCCGGCGTGGCGATCTGCGCCCCCGCGGGCGCCGCGAGCAGCAGCAGCAGGACGATCAGTCGGCTCATCGCTCCCCCCGCAGGATCGCGCCCTTGCGCGGTGTCTGGACGTGCGTGTAGTCCGCGAGCTGCGCCATGCTCATCCCCGTCTTCGTGCGTTTGCCGTGCTTCGCCCTCGTCATCTCGGCCATCATGAAGCGGCGCTGGCGCTCACTGACGGATGGCATCAGCATGATCCTCGGCGAGCACAGCGCCGTAGAAGATCCTCACCGAATCATAATCACGGTCGAGAATCCACTCGGGTTGATTCTGCAACCAGCGGAGATATGCCTGCGGCGGATTGCCGCTTGGCCATCGCGTGTTCATGTTCAGCGCCTCCCGTGCAGGTGTTCGTACACGTCGAAGCTCGTCTTCGCGGGCTTCGGACGCGGCCGGCTCACGCCGTCTTGCATCGCCCACGCCGCAGTGCGTGAGGGCTGCTCGTCGCGCACCGTGATCGCGAGGTAGCGGAAGGCGTCGGCGCCGTGCGAGGCCCAGTCGTGGAGGGGCTTGTCCTTCCAGTCCTGGCGCTTGTCGTCCCACTCCTGGCGGTACTGCGCGAGCGCGTCGATCAGGCGCGCGCACTTCGTCTCGTCGAACCAGCAGCGGGCGAAGAGGCGGCGCGCCTGGGCGATCGAGGCCAGCACGTCGGCCTGCCCGAGCACGGTCACGGGGCGCAAGCCGAGCTGCTGCGCCTGCTGCGCGAGCGTGCGCCCCTCGGCCGCTTGCTGCGCGTGGCCTGCGTCGTGCGGCAGGTGATGGCGCCCGTAGAGGTACGGCCGGCGCGCCAGTTCGCGCACGTAGTACTCGATGCCCTCGAGCGAGGACTCCACGTAGTCGATCACGTGCAACTCGCGCCCGAGCTGCTGCACGAAGATGATCGCCGTGGCATCGCTCCACCCGAGGTCCCAGAACGTGTTGACGGGCACCGCGGGCTCCCACGACACGCTCTTGATGCGCCCCTCGGCGCGCGCCGCTTCGAGCTGCCGGGCGAAGTAGGCGCCCTTGAGCGCGGCTTCCCACGAGCACTCGTACTCCTGCGCGAACTCGTCGGGGCCGATCTGCGTGCGCGCCAACTCCACCTCGGCGTGCGCCGCCTCGCCCTCGAGATTGCCGATCACGCCGCTGTCCGAGAAGCGATACGTCGTGCAGTACCACTCCGGATCGCGGTGGCGCGCGTGGTACAGCGTGTGGAAGTGGTTGCGCCCCTTCGGGGTGCCGATGAAGAGCGCGAAGCCGCGCTTGGCCGCGAGGGCGGGGCGCACGACCTGATCCCACGCCGCCGGGTCCATCTGCGCGTACTCGTCGAGCACCACGCCGTCCAGATGCATGCCGCGGAGCGCATCGTAGTCGTCGGCGCCGAGGAGCTTGACGAACGCGCCGTTCGGAAAGTCCGCGCGCAACTCGCTCTCGTTCACCCGCACGGGCGGCGCAGGCACGGCGAGCTTGAGCGTCTTCCAGCTCGCGGCCTTCGCCTGCTTGTAGAACGGCGCCATGTAGGCGTACTCGCCCTGCGGCTTCTCGGTCGCGGCCTTGACGAGGAGATTCACGGCGAGGGTGGTCTTGCCGAGTCCTCGGTGGCAGACCAGGACGGAAAACCGTTTCCGGGCGAGCCGGTCGAGGAGATAGCGCTGGGCGCCGTTGGGTCGAAATCGGACAGGCTGCGCGGCGGCGTCGGCGTCGCGCTCAGGTCCCACACGATCAGCGTCGGCCCCTGCGTCGTGATCTGCACGCTGTCCTTCGGCACCGGGTCCGTGCGCTTCAGAACCTGCTCGGTGGCCCATTGCGCTTTCGCGTCATTCCGTGAATGCAGCCACGTCTCGAGATTTTCCGTTGCGCGCACGCGCATGCGTTTCCAGCGAGTCCCGATCGGGTCGAGCATTTCTTCGCGCGTCGGCACGAGCGCTCGCGGAGAGGACGCCATACACGACGCACACGTAGCGCGCGCCGGCAACAGCGTCAAGAGCGAGGCGTCAACAGGCAGGCGTCAACAGCGAGCGATCAACACTCAGGGGCGGAAAAAAAACACGCGCTCCAGCAGGGCCGCGTAATCCTGTCGGATGAGCCGATAGCGGCGCGCGGCATTGACTCGGTGGGTCATGACTTGGTCCGGATGCGGCGCTCGCCCTTCGCGGCGCGCCCGCATGGCCCACTTGCGCACGGTCTGCTCCTTGCGCCCCCAGAGCCGCGCGAGGTCGGCATACGTGTACCACACGTGCGGAGCGGCGGGCAGGCGGAAGCTCACGGCCAGGATACAGGTGTCGCTCACGACGGCGGCTGCAGTCCTGCCGTGCGCAAGAGATTGAGCGCGGCGCGCTTCTTCGCCTCATGCTGCTCGAGCGCCGCCGCCGCATCCAATGCGGCGGGCGGCGGCGCGTTCCTATCTAGGTTCTCTTCGAGAATCTTCTTTATGGGATTGGGAGGGGAGGGGGGCATACCAGAGGGGGTAGCACGTGCTTTAGCATCTGCCATAGCTTTTGCTATGCCACCTGCTTGACCTGCCTTTGCTTTCTTTTCACGGAGTTCCTTGAGTTGGGCCTTGCTTGGGTTGTATTCGAGAAAGTCGTGGACGACATATCCGCGCCGGTTTTTTTCTAGCAAACCGCTAGCACACAAGGCGTCGATGAGCAGCGAGGCGTCGATG